AGCATGTGATACAAATATGTTTTGGGTAGTAGATGGTGATGCATATGTACTTGACGATTTTACTTTTGACCACCAAGTACCTAAGTGGCAAAGAGATCAAGTATTTGTTTGGAGAAGTAAAAATCCTATTAATGATTTAGAATACGGGTATGGCGGAGTAAAGTTGTTTCCGGTTAAAGAAACTGTTAATATGGATGTAACTACAACAGATATGACAACCAGCATTAGTTCAAAATTTAATGCAATGCCTAAAGTTAGTAACATTGCGGCATTCAATATTGGACCTTTTGAAACATGGAAAAGTGCATTTAGAGAGTGTTGCAAATTATCATCAAAAACAATAAGAGGACAAGTAGATAATGAATCAGAAGAAAGATTACGAATATGGACAACCATGGGAAGAGATGTTCCCTTCGGCGAGTATGCTATTAAAGGTGCTATTGCTGGCAGGGAGTTTGGGCTTTCTAGCAGCTCTAATCTTCAGCTAATAAACGACTTTGATTGGTTACAGGAGCAATTTGATGCAACTTGTAAATGATATCAGAACAGTTCACATTGAGCTTACAGATAAGTGTCAAGCTCAATGTCCAATGTGTGCTAGGAACTATCACGGAGGTGCTACTCGTCCATTTATACGTAACGGCGATATGAGTATTACACAATTTAAAGAATGGTTTCCAAAAGACTTTTTAGCACAGTTAGATAATTTTTATAGCTGTGGTAATTATGGAGACCCTGCGTTTGCAAATGATTGTTTAGAAATTTATTCCTATGTGCGAGAGTGCAATCCTACAGTTAGACTAGCAATACATACTAACGGTGGTATGCGGAATACTGTATGGTGGAAGAAATTAGCACAGTATAACATTGAAGTTATTTTTGCTGTAGATGGATTTAAGGGCAAACATGAACTATATCGTAAAAACACAAAGTTTGATAAGGTAATCGAAAATCTAAAAGCATATTGTGATGCAGGAGGAAATGCTCGAGTTGACAGTCTTGTATTTGCACATAACGAACATGAAGTAGATCAATTAGAAGAATATTTGTTAGGTTTAGGAGTACAGAGTGTAAACTTTGTTAGTACTACACGCTTTTATGAAATGAAAGAATACGAAGTACACGATAATGACGGCAATGTAGAATACACAATAAGCCCTGCACAGACATTACGTTTTAAAAAAACGCCTAACAAAGATTTAATACAGTTGGTAGACGACGACTTTAGAAATAATGCAATTGCCGCAAGTAACATTAATGCTAGATGTGTAACTGAGCAAGGAATATATGTAGATCCTTATGGAGATATATTTCCGTGTTGCTGGTTCGGCGGGGATTATTTAGAACAACCTATACAAGAAAAACTACCAATACACTACTTACGAAATTTAAGTGTAGAAAATACAAAGAATGTATTAAAGACAGTCGGTGTACCTAACTGTTCAACAGGGGTATTAAATAGTAATGATAACCTTTTTATAAAACTTCCAGACTTCTGGAACGGTGAGGATAAGTGTATGACATGCGCTCGTCAATGCAGTAAATTAGTATACGATAGTAATAACAAATATGAATGATTACAACAAGATACCTTGGCAAGATATTACTGAGTTTGGGCAGAAAACCCTCCTAAAGAGCCATCTTTTCACAGTTTCGTGGATCCTGGCTAGATTTTGTAATTATTCATGCAGTTATTGCTGGCCATACGCTAGATCTAGTACCCCTGACCACCAAGATCTAGAATTGTACTTAAACACCCTAGATAGTATCAAAGCACAGGCTCGTGCAAACGGCTTTACAGACTTCCATTTTAGTTTTAGCGGAGGCGAACCTACAGCATATAAATACTTTAATAAAGTAGTTGAGTACTATGCTAACGATGAGCTACCGGAATATCAAAGCATACACATGACAACAAATTTAAGTCCAGGACAAAAATGGTGGGCTAATTTTATTGACAATACTCAGCATCTAAAACGCAGAAGTATAACAGCAAGCTATCATGCAGAGTTTGCAGATGAACAAGAGTTTGGAGATAAATGTCTCCAATTAATAGAAGGAGGAGTATATGTTACGATCAATCAAGTTATGGTTCCTGAAATGTTTCAAGAGCTTTACGAACGCTTGGAACGATTTGCCGCCAGAGGTATTAACGTCACTCTCAAGCCCCAGTCCGATCCAACCGCCTCCCACGTGGTACATGGATACACTGAAGACCAGATCACAACAATGCGACAAGGATTCCCTCAGCACTGGAACGGAGAGCAAATTGCACAAATCGAACTCAAAGATGCTCAAGGAGTAACTTACGAGTTAGATCAAGCAGAACGATTTAATGCGTTTGGATTTAACAAGTTCAAAGGCTGGGAATGTAATGCAGGATATCAAGGAATTGTAATACGTGAAAACGAAGTAAAACGTAGTTACAGTTGTCACGAACAACCACTTGGCACACTTTCTGAAGGCTTTAACATATTCGACTCACCTCGCAAGTGTGTTACGCCTACATGTGTAAGTAGTGCAGATAGTAAAATACCAAAGAGGAAATTATGAAGTTTGGAATATTAGGATACGGGTACGTTGGCAAGGCAACACATTTGGGGTTATTAAACAATCAAAAGTGTATCGTCCATGATACTATATTTGAATCTAAAAGAACAATATTAAAAGATGCTGATACAATATTTGTATGCATACCAACAGCAACACAGGCAGATATTAACACAGTAATATCTGAAATAGCTCAAATACAAGAATTTAATCCTTCTGCAACTTTTATTATTCGTAGTACACTACCTTTAGGAGCATGTAAAAGAATTCAAGAATATGTAGGAGATATTATCTACATACCAGAATTTCTACGTGAACGTTATTGGGAAACTGATTGCTTAAAACGTCCATTAGTTGTAGGTAGTGATGGTGTTATTTTGCCTGAATGGTTGTTACATGAAGATATCAAAATTTGCTCTACACAAGAAGCAGAACTTGTAAAAATGTATTCTAATAACTTTGCTGTAATGCGTATCGCATTTGCTAACGTATTCTATGATTTAGCACAAGATATAAATGCTGACTATAGTAAAGTATTAGATATGTACTTAGATGTACAACAGGATCAAACATATATGGAAGTTCCTGGTCACGACGGAACAAGAGGCTTTGGAGGCAAGTGTTTGCCTAAGGATTTAGATTTTCTTATTGAAACACTTGACGAAAAGGGTATTGACCAAAATTGGTTTAAACATATTAGAGAGTTGAATAAAGGATGGCAAAAAAAGTTTTAACAGGACACAAAGGCTTTATAGGTAGTCATTATTACAATTATGTAAAAGACACGTATGATGTATATCCTTATGATCAAAAAGACGGCGACGATAAAAATTTAAGATACCCAAGTGTAACTAACAACATGCCGGATTGTAATACTGTAGTACATCTTGCAGCAACAAACGGCACAAGATTGTTCTACCAAAATCCTACAGATGTTTGTATCAATAACACACTGCCTACTATTAACTTGATTGAACGTTATAGAAACACTGATACAAAGTTTGTATTTGCTAGTACATGCGAAATATTCAACAGCACAATAGACAACGGTTACTACCATGTACCTACTGACGAAGCAGTACCAGTTATGTACAACGACATTACTAATCCACGTTGGAGTTATAGTATACCAAAAGCACTAGGCGAAAACCTAGTTGCTAATAGCGGACTTGAGTATCTTATCATACGCTACTTTAATGTATACGGTCCAGGACAAATAGATCACTTTATAAATGAGTTTGTAGAACGTTGTAAACAAGGCGAGTACTATATCAAAGGCAACGACACACGTAGTTTTTGTTATGTTGACGATGCTGTGCGTATGACAGATATACTAATACAAACTGCTAGTAATCAAACAGTAAATGTAGGACAGGACGTTGAGACACGTATAAGTGTTGTAGCAAAACTAATTATGGGCTATATGGGTATCAACCCTGACAGATTAGAAATACGTCCCGGTCCAGTTGGAAGTGCTACACGTAGATGTCCTGATACTACGATAGTACAAACACTTACAGGATTTAAAGATTACACACCACTTGAAGTTGGATTAAAAAAGACATTGGAAAGTCTAGTATGAAGATTGAAATAGAAGACGTATTATTTTGGATGGACGCTATCCGTAACAGTGATGATAGATATCGTACCCTTGAAAGTTTTTGGAAAGGGCAAGTTAACAGTAAAGTTTGGCTTGCAGAAAACTTAGTAGGATTTGTGCCTGTTAAACCGTTAGACATTGTGATATACGGTGGATGGAACGGTGTGCTGGCAAGTATACTCTTTAACTCTAACATAGCTGTAAACAGCATTACAAGCGTGGATATAGACCCTGTGTGCGAAGATATAGCACACACAGTAAACAAGCGTTATGAAATGGAAGGTAAGTTTAGTGCTGTAACAGCAGATATGTGCGAATACACTAGTGATGCTGATTTAGTTATTAATACAAGTTGCGAACATATTGCACAAGAACAGTACGAACAATGGTTAAACAACCAACCAGACGATGCAGTATTTGTATTACAAAGCAATAACTATTTTACACACGATGAACATGTTCGTTGTGCTATAGATTTAACAGACTTTACACGTATGAGTAAGGTAAAGCCATTTTATAGAGGAACACTTGATACTCCTAAGTATGAACGCTACATGATTATAGGTAAAAAGAAATGAACTATTGGTACGATAAAGAAGGATCACGTTTAGGAGACTTTCAACGAGAAGTTGAATCCAAAGCAAGTTGTACCTTCTGTGTACTTCCGTGGATACATTTAGCAACACGACCTAACGGAGATATGCGACTTTGTTGTACAGCCAATGCTAGTGGAGCAGGAGTTGATCACGAAGTTGGACTTGTTAAAATGGAAGACGGCAAACCTGCAAACTTTGCACGTAACACACCTTTAGAAGCATTTAATAATGACTACATGAAAAGTGTACGTAAGACAATGTTAAAGGGAGAAATACCAGCAAGTTGCACAGGATGTTTTAATGAAGAAGCACAAGGAATTGTTAGTAAGCGTATTTGGGAAACCGCTACATGGATGAAAGACGAAGGTGTTGATATAGAGGAACTTATCGCCCAAACTAATGAAGATGGTACAGTTCCGGAGAAACTACAGTATTTAGATCTACGCTTAGGACATACATGTAATATTAAATGTGTAATGTGTAGTCCACACGATTCAAGTAAGTGGGTAGCAGATCATAAAAAACTTATTCCTGTATTACAAGACCCAGAAGTAAAAAGACAAATGCAATGGGACCGAAAAGAATTTAATAACAAGTGGCACGAGAAAGAATCGTTTTGGAAAGAGATGTATGCACAAATACCTAATCTAAAACAAGTTTACTTTGCTGGCGGCGAACCTTTAATGATTAAAGAACATAAAATGTTTATCGAAGAAATCATTAGGCAAGGTTATCAAGACAATGTATTGTTACGTTATAACTCAAATGGTATTCTTGTAGATGAAGAA